TTTCGTGATTACAGCGGACCAGATCCAACACATCGGCGTCGGCACTTATCAGGCACTCATCCCAGCGGACGTTCTAAACAAAATGGGCGGATGGCGGGACGTATGGCGGGTTGAGGGCATCCAGGGCGCCGGCCAGAGAAACTTTGAATTCGTCATCAATGTGGTCGTTGTTCCATCGGCGATTGCGACTCCGAGTCTTGAGACAATTACGAACTGCACGTTGTCGGATCTCGATTGCTGTATGCTCAAGAAAAACTACCTGTGGCCGGTTTGGTCCGTGCTTGCGAACGGCTACTATCTACCCGATGACCGACTCCAGCATCATATCGACGTGGCCATTTCGTGGGCAGAGCGTCATGTCGGGCTCCCGTTTCGACAAACCCGTGTGCGCACACGTCCGTTCGCTGATGATTTCACGAATATGCAGATTGGCGTCGATTATGACGAAGAGGGCGGACTTGTACAGTGGGATGAGGCTGATTCCCAGCATTGGAGTACCATCCGTCTACCACACACCAACATCATTCGCGTTGTGTCGGTACGCGGGATTTACGGCGGCCAGAACGTCTATCGCATCCCGGACGTGTGGGTACAGCGAAATGAGCTTAAGAACGGTTTTGTGCGCATCCGACCGACGACAACCGGAAGCATCGCAAACATCGTTGACAGCTCTGGACGGTTCCTTGACGTGACGCTGCTTGAAAGCATTGGCATGAATTTCGTGCCAGGTTTCTGGGCGGTCGATTACGACTACGGGATGGAGGGCGGCCTAATCCCAAAGGAAATCTGCGATTTGGTCATGAAGCGCGCTGCGGTGATCCTTCTTGACCAGCTTGGACAAGCAATCGGTCGCGGTCTAACTTCTCGGTCGGCGTCGGTTGATGGCCTCAGTTCATCACTCGGAACAGTGGCTAACTCCGAAAGAACGATGTTTGGCGCTCTGGCGCGGCGATATGAAGAGGATTTGGCTCCAGAAAATTTGCTGGATTTGCGCAGGTATTACAAAGGGATGGGCATATTCATTGCTTGATGTACTCTGCTTGAGTCGAGGATAATGGAGTTTAGCAATCAAAAACCCCAAGGGAGGTAGATAGTATGGAAGCAAGTGATTTTCCGAATCTGACAGCGGATCAGTACAGAAAACTGAAAAGCATCGAAGGAAACGGCATGGGCTCGGGCATTTTGCCCGGCATGGTGAACGACATTCTCGGTCGCCTGACCGCCGTTGAAGCAACAGCGGGTTCGGCTCTGCAAACCGAAACCGATCCCACCATCGTTCCGTATCTGTCAGCCGCCAGCGCCGGCGGAAGCGCGACGGAAACACTCACCTTCACGGGCTTGGCCGCTGGCGATCAAATTCTCAGCATCGGCATCAAGACCCAGGGCGCGAATCCTGTCAACGTGCTGTCTTACGCCAACCAAGCAGCGAATGCTCTCGACGTTACGTTCTCTGGAGATCCCGGAGTCGGCGCAATTGTCGAAATCGCGGTCAAGAAAGCGTAATTGGGGTCTTGAGTGTTCGGAAACCAGCCTTCTTCTCCTGGTGGGTTCAGCGGCAACAAACGCTTTCCCACCGGGAACAACGAATTTCCACAGGTCGACCATCAAACGATTGTCGATATGGTTCGGCAGAACGCCGTGGCGGTTCGCTATTGGAAGGCGATTCAGTGCCCATGCTACACCGAACAGACTGGCCAGCCGCAGATCAACTGCGCGACCTGTCGCGGCCTAGGGTGGGCATATTCCGATCACGAGACGGACACTATTTACTTGAGGGCAATGGTCCATAGCCGTCGCTCTCAGCGCATCAACGAGGCTGGCGGGTTGATGACAAAAGGGTATTCGTCAATGACTTTCTTGCCAGGAGTAATTCCAGGTGACGGGGATTTGGTTCAAGTATGCAAAGACCGGGAGATTATCAATTCCGAATCCATAACTGCTGGATTTACCTTGAATGACGGATCTACTGGAGAAACGCTACGCATGAGGGATGTTGTGTGCGTAGAAAATGTATCGATGCTCAATCAAGTAACAAAGCGCATCGTAAGAATTGACGAAAGTCTTTGGGAGTACGATCCGGCCCAAAGGCGTATAGTTTTTCACCCAGAGCTGCCGGCTGGTACTCGTTACAGTGTAAGATATTTAGCAGTACCGGAGTACATTCTTCGCGGCGACACATCGAAACCAGTTCTTCGCGTCGCTCACGATGATGCCCTCCAGGAACCAGCGCGGATTACGAAGGACATTGTTTATCCATTCAACGTCCAAGCAGTTCGACTGGATCGAGCTATGCTTCAGAGGCTTCGAGGACAGCTCGACACCCAGACGCAAAGCACGTTCAATAACTCGAAGGGCAGGGGGCCTTTTCTGTGAGAGAGCTAGACCGTCAGATAGACAGATGCCGAAAGGCTCTAGCTTTTCTTGGAGCCTCAAAAAAGAGCCCAGGCAACGCGATTGTTCACGACACCAGCTCTGGAAAATCAATGTATTCCAGAAGTCCAAAGGCCACTGGTCAAGCTGCTAAATTTAGCATGGGTAAAACTGGCAGCGGAAAACCGATTTCAAGTTTTTCGCATCAAGAAGCCGGCCACAGTTGGGGACCAAAGGATCATCTTGATGCCTATCGCGCCCACACAAACCATGCCGCCAGTCTCTCAGAAAATGAATCACATCCAAAATTGATCGAGCATCACCAGCAGGCCGCGCAATACCACTATCAGCAGGCGTTTCCTCAATCGAGTATTAAGAAGTCAAATCCCCATCCTCATAAGGCACTTGGGAAAACTAGATCAGGTAAAACAGTTTATCACCACGTTCACCATCACAAGCACAAACATTTCAACAAGCAAGATCACGCGGATGCCGCTCACCTTCACTTCAAGAGAAACAATCGACTACTCAATCGGTTGAAGCACGCGAAGGGAAAAATGCGCGAAGCGATCCAGAGGCTCATAAAAAAACACGGACTGGGAGTGCAGGTCCACGGACACGCATACCATTCATAGGGGGAATAATGGGGACGTTAAAACTTGAACAGACTCTCACGCTGCGTGCGTACAAAAAACCGACTCAGGCCGGCGTCGCCATCACGCAGTTCGATTTTAAACTCGATCCGCCTGAGAATTTGGCAATCGACGATTACAACGAAGACGAAGGATCTCGTTACAACGTCGCCGATGCGACCGTTGACCAAGATATGAGTCTCGGTTCCGTTGCCCTGGCCAAGGTCCTCATTTTTCAACCTGACCAAGACATCAACGTGAAGATTGTGAACGCCAACGGCACCACTCCTGACATGGTTTTCAAGGGCGGTCGCACAACGGTCTTGCACATGGAATTCACCGGCATAAAACTTTCAAACAGTAGTGGAGCGGCGGTAACTGGCCGCTTCTTCGCCATGGGAGATTAAAATGGCAGCACGCACAAAAGCGCAAATTGTTCAAGAAGCTCAGGCAATCGCAGGAAATTTCGGAGTGTCGATCAATGCCGCAGGCGCGAATGCTGGCGATTGCAGTGCTCCGGCAACGAAGCCTTCGATGACCTGGGAACAGGCAATGATTCGTCTGCAACTGTTGCAGCTCGAATTGTTGGCAAATATCAGAGAAAGTGAAACGAACCCATAAGGAGGGACCATGAGTCTACGGATTAGAATTGCCGCGAAAGCGGATCTCACAAAGCTCCCCAAGAACATTGTTCTTTCGGGCAAGGGAGTGAACCGAGTCAACCTCGCCAATGGCGAGTTATACGACAGATGCCCGATTGAAAACTACCATCATCAAAATGTGGCTCCGTCATCAGTTGACGCCGCCAATGAAGATTCAGTGGACGTTTTCGTTGGATCAGCGGGTTCCGAAAAACCCGAGATGGACCTGAGCGGCGTATGGCAAGTCGTTCTGGTTGGCGCCAGTCCGCTTGTCGAGGTCAGCGACGAATCCGTAAACCTCTGGCACCTGCAAAAAGTCGAAACTGTCCGCAACGAAACAACTTGAAGAGGTAATCAATGAGCCGATTGGAGAAGGTTATTGACTCAGTACGCGCGCGCTCCGGGATGGTTGAAAAATCCGAACCGGCAAATCGTCCGCGTCTGAGCAAAGCAATTTCGACGGCTCGTGAGCGCCTCAGTGATCGTTATCAAGGTGACGATCTTGAAAAGGGTGTTCACGATGCCATGTACCACCATGCGTTGCACGCGCGGGCCGCAAATTCGGCGCGCTATAAGGGAGAGAAGTCGACTCCCGAGCATGATAAAAAGTGCAGTGAAATCGGTAAGCAGCATGAATTCATGTTTCTCCGCCACGCGCTTGAGAACGCCAAACACAAAGCGAAGTACGCTGGCGATATGAAGTGGAAAATGCAGAAGTCGATGGATTACTACGACAGTGAGGCACCATACGACGACAGCGATCCCGATTACAAGAAGGCGTGCGACCACTATAAGAATGGCGGTGGTTACGTTGGGCACAAGCACGATAAATTCAAGGAGGATTGATGTCCAGACTTGAAGAACTTCGTCAGCAGGCGCTCCAGTGGTCAGATGAAACTCGCAAGATCCAAAAGGGGTATGAGGGTTTCAAAAAACTAGGGAACGAGCTTTCCCAACGCAAGGGGAAAAAGAAGGTCAAGAACGTGAAGGCACTTGAGGCTTGGATTGGACGCCGAAAATACGGCAAAGCCAAATTCCAAGCGGCGGCGGCCCACGGAAAGAAGATGGGTTGAACGATGCCAGGATTCGTGAAGACGCCGGCGGACGAGAATAAATGGCAACACGCCAAAGACATTTCGGACGCCATCAGGCGGAAAAAGGGTGGCAAGAAGATCAATGGCAGGGCGTCCAACAAATACGCTCTTGCGAATTGGATTTTCCACCACCGCCTGAACAAAGCGTCTCTCGATGCTGTCATCGGCCCAGTTGAGGCGACGAAACGAAAACTTTCGCCCTATTACATTGTTTATTTTGTCAGTCCGAAAACACAGAAAATGATCGTGATGCAGGCTTATCCCGATCAGGCCGGCGCCAAAGAGCATCTCGCTCAGTTCAAAAAGCGTTACGGCAAATTGGTTCAAGCTGGAATTCAAGAGACGTTCCCCGACAAAAACAAGGATCTTGCGATCCAGCATTTTTCCGGCGGTCGCGCGATGAAACAGACGGTCGCCAAATGCAGGGACCTCATTCGCCAAAGGAAAGAATGGTCAAGGTAGCGTTTTCATTTCCGCCCGAAATCGCACGAAATCCGAGAGTGAGAAGTGCGCTCCTGGATGCAGGAAATTTTGTCCGTGATTTGTGGCTTGCTCGCGCCCCCTATTCCAGCGGGGATTACGCCAGAGGCTTGATGCACGCCGGTTCGGTGAAACTTACCGGGAATAAGCTAGAAATCACGAACACCTGTCCGCACGCTGCTGTGGTTGAATTTGGTTTTCGCAGCTACAACATTGGTCTTGCGATTTTGAATAGTGGCAAAGGCGTCAGGATGAGTGCCGAGGGTTTTCGCTACAAGGTCATTAAGATCGGCGACACCGCCAAGGCTCGCTATCGTCAGGCGTCCGTCGCCCAGGCGGTGCAGAAATCCTATGCGAAACTCGCGCCCATTGGACTTTCAAATCCGAATTTTAAATTTGGAGCATACAAACCGAGAATGTCGCTCCAAAAACCGTTAAAGCCGGGAGCGGTGCGCGGCACTTCACAGGTTTTGACGATTTCCGAAAAGGCAATCAAGCAGAACCCTGATAAGTGGCGGATGCCGTCGCGTGATGGTAAAAAGCTGGGTGAGCGAATTCAAAAAGAAGGCGCCGTTATCATCAAGGATGTGGTCCGCAGGATCATCGCTCAAGAGCGTGACCGTCAAAAGCGCCTGTACGGTAAAAAGCCGAGATGGTTCAAGCCGTCAATGGCGCGCGCTCCTCTTAAGCAGGTGCCAGTTAGTCGAGGTAGTAAATGAGTTTTGTGTGTGCAGAACATTTGATTGAGTATGCGATTCGCATTGGCGTTGACGATATTCAAAAAGATCCCAACCTCGTCAATTTTATGTTTTACACCGAGAAGCATTTGCAAGAAGGCGCTGACCTGACTCCTCCAGGGCAGGAGGCTGGAAGTGTAAGAGAGCCGTTGCCATACGACTACTTCCAGAAACGCCTCCTAGAAATCCCTAAACGACAGGCGGAGACAGGCCAGCAGGACATATTCAAAAATACGATACCACAGGTGCCGGACATCATTGACTACCTCAGTACCGCGAACGTCAGAATCGTTCATGGATTTCCTCGCGACGAAAAGGATCTGCCGGCAATTAGCATCACGCTGGGCAATGAGGATGAGAAGCAGTACCTCGGAATGGAAAAAGGCACTGTGCAAGTCGATGGCGGAAAGAAGTACACCATCGTCGGAGCTGATGCTCCGGCACAATACATGATCCGCATTTTGAGTCCGAACTACGACGAAACTGTGGTCTGGTACTACATTATCAAGTACGCGCTCTGGCGATACCGCAAGCATATCGAAGGCTACGGAATGCGCGAACAGAGCGTCTCATGGTTGGACGTTGACCTGGCCCAACAGTATGTCGAATCAGGTTTGTACATCTACCAGCGGTCGGCGGTATTGTCGTGCGTCAAAGATGAGGACATCCCGATTGAGAAGGACGGTTTCGACGAGCTGAACATGGGCGTGACCACTCCAGACGCCGCGCCCGGCGTCGATCCTGGCGGTCCAGTTCCATCCGGCGCAGTTGTTCCAGATCCGCCCGGTCCGCCGCCGGAGCCAATTCACCCGCTCGAATACGTTCCACCGGGAGGCGGTTAGATGGACAGTGTGTTCAAGCAAATGGAGAAGGATGCCGAAAACTTGATTTTCGAGCAGCCCTTGACGAAAGAAGAGATATTGATGTTCGAGCAGTTGGCCGATAAGGAGTCTATCCATAATGAAATGGGTGCTCTACTTGGCCAGTACCGCGATAGCATCGTTGAGACGCGCAATCAGTTTGTGGCCCACCTGACCAGCAAGTACCGGGTTCCAGATCCAAGGCACACGGCCTACGATCCGATCACCCAGAAACTTGTTTCGGTCTTCCACCCAAACTTGAAAGCGCATAAAATCGTTAGTAGGCCCCATGCTTTCTCTCAACTAGCATCGGATTTGGTTCTCGATGCGATCAAGAAGTTGGGTGATTGTTTGAAGCTGAGTAAGAAAAGCTAGGAGTGTGAAATGGGTTTCTCGTTAGGCAAGCCAGACCACGGACGACCACAAACCGGGTTTACTGTGGATAAGGATGGTAAAAAGGTTTATCGGATGCCCTCTGTGCCGAGGGAGTGGAAGGATGTGCCGATACCGCCGCCGAAAACGATCAACGGAATCGCAAAGATGCACGTTGATATGTTTTTGAAATCAAGAAGCTGCCCATTGTGGGAGCGCGGAGGAAAGGTAAGATTCGCCCAACTCAAAGGCAAGGAGTTCGCGACCGAGCAAGAGTTCGAGCAATTATTTAAGTCCTATTAAGGAGGAGACAAGATGGGCAGAACGGCTGTATTTAACGGCGTCGAACTGGTGATCCCAGATGCCTACTCCGCACTCGACGTTTCTCGTTTGTTGACGCCCACCTCCGGTGGAGTCGGCATCGTCGCGTTGGTCGGAGAAGCGGACGGTGGAAAGCCTGGCGTAAACATTTTTCCTGGCGGCACGTCGCCGGCGGTCGTCAAGAAGTCGCTTCGTAGCGGTCCACTTGCCGATGCTTGCCGATTGGCACTTCGATCAGGAACAGATCCGCTGGTTCAGGCGGGTGCATCGACCATTGTGGCGATGAAGACAAACAATTCAACTCCGTCAATACTCGGAGTGGGCGGCGTAACGAACGGCGCTCAAGAAAAATATGATGCAGATTTTGGCGTGCTCACCGGCGCAAGTTTCGATGTCGTTGGAACCGGATTGAGTTTCAAATTGGCCGGCGGAGTTGACCAGATTTGGTTCAAGGTCACTGACGGTACGAATACTCAGACGGCCCCGGTCGGAGCCGGAATCACCCAGCATGAAGTCGACATTCTGACTGCCGACACCGCTTCGCAAATCGCAGCGAAAGCTCAAGCGATCATTGCCGGTATCTCGGGACTTTCGGCGACCGTCGCGAGCGCGATCATTCACGTCACCCACACGGCCCTCGCGGCTCTGTCGGATGCTGCCGATGTGGATGCCAGCGTCACGATCACCGTCACCCAGCAGGGAGTTGACCCAGATCCTGGAGCGTTCACTCTTACAACAAAACAGTACGGCGTGTTTACCGCGCTTTACACAGCCGAAATCGCGACCATCGGCGTTCAGAAATTCGTCACCGTTCGCGACGACCAGGGCGTGCCGGAAACTTCTCCGGCTCTTGGCGTGACCTCGTACTTGAATCTCAAGTACACGGGCAACGGCTCCGCCGCCGCTATGCAGTTGAAGTGGGTCTCGGGTTTCCTGAGACTTCAAGTGACGCTCACTGGTGAGTCGGACGGTTCGGCAGATATCGACCTCGATGTGACCACGCTCACGGTCGGAAACATCGCTCAGATCGTGGCCGGATTAACCGGATACGAGGCGACAGTCGATCCTTCGCGCCAGCAGTTCTTGGCCTCTGACCTTGATTTGTACCTGACCGATCAGGACATCAAGACTCCGGTTTCTGGCTTCGACTTCAAAGCGAGCATCAAGGAACTTATCAACTGGGGCACTTCGCAATCTCAGTTGGTCAGCGTCACTCGCGGCTCGATGAACCAAGCCGACACCGTGCCCGGCACTCTGGCCCCGACTCAGTTCGCCGGCGGCACGCGCGGCACGACCTCCAACAGCAATTTCCAGGACGATCTGAACACGCTCCTCGCTTTACGAATCAACATCATGGTTCCGCTGGTTTCCAGCGACAACCAAGACGGTTCGACTATGTTGGTGAGCACGATCAATGCGCAGGTCAAGGACCATGTGCAGAATCGTTCGGGCATCTTGGGACGCTCGGAGTGCCAAGCGTATGTGTCCATCCAGGGCAACAAAGATGCATTCAAAACCGAGTGCGGCGTGCTCAATAGCCGATGGGTCGCTTGCACCAGCCAGAAAATCACTGACCTCGACATCGCCGGAAACCAAAAGGTGTTCGACGAATGGGCATTCGCGGTCGTTTGCGCTCAGACTCAGGCTGGCTCTCCCATCGGCACGGATCTCACGTACCGCGCGCTGCCTATCCTTGGCATCACGCAGGATGTGTCTTGGAACCCAGTTGAGGATGGCCCCGAGCTTATCAAGGCCGGCGCTCTCATCGCCGGACCGGATGATTCCAATGTGAACCGGATCATCGCCGGCTATACAACTTGGCTGGCAGACGACAACAACGCCAACATCTACATTGAAACCGTGGAGTCGTTGGCGATCTTCGCGTTCAACCACCGCAAGTACATGAAGCAGCGGTTCTTGGGACAGTCGGCGTTCACTCGCGACGACATCCTCAAGGGCATCGAGGCATCGGTGGATGTGGAGACGAACACCACCAAGTCGATCAAAGGTTTCGACTTGAAACAGGTGACGATCATCTCCGCAAGCGCGGGCCGGCTGGAGTACGAAGTGCCGGTCATTCCGTTTGAGGGCATTAAATTCGTGTTGCCGACAGTTGTGGCAATCCGAGAAACTGCATAAAGGGGGCTGAACCATGCAATCAGAAGTTTTTTCGGGCGCTAGATGCGTCTTCAAAGCCCAAGGTCTGCCCGTCGGTTATGCAATCGGCGTGAGCGGCACCACGGGCATCAACTATCAACCTCTCAGTGTCCTCGGGCACATCGAGGTTGTTGAGCACGTTCCGGTCGCTTACACCGTGGAGCTAACCGCGAATCTGGCGCGCATCGCCAAGGCTTCGCGGCTCTCCAGTTCGTCGGCCTATCCCGGCCTGCGCTCGGATGTCGAAGGCGGAACACAGTCGCCCCAGATCATGCCGGCGTTCGCCAACAACGGCTTAAGCATCTTGCAATCTGGTGAATTGCAGTCGGTGATTTACGACACCGTGACTCAGAGCAGTTTGTACACGATCAGCGGCGTCAAGTGCTCCCAGAAAGCATGGGACATTCAGGCCGGCGGAATGGTCGCTGAAAACTGTAACTTCGTCGCAAGAATCGCCAGCGAGGGTGGACAAGTCGACGGAACTATCGGAGAATAAATTTTAGCCATTTTCCTCCAATGGGTTGGTTTGAAATGGTGGGGTGGGGGTTAGCTTTCCCCCTCCCCATCAGTGTTAGAAAGGTAGATCATGCAAGCAAAGATCGAACGCGAAAAAATACTCAATTTTTCATTTGAGTCGAAGGCCCAGGGCATGGGCACTTACAAAAAAATGTTCAAGATGATGCGCCGGTCGCCGCGACTGGATGCTGCATTCATCACGACAAAGGCGGCGCTCACCGGCGGCCTCGTTCCGCTAACTCGCGGAGAGATGCAGCTCATCGACACAATCGCGACACTCAACGTCTACTTCGAGCCCGTCAACACGAAGGGCGAATCTACAAATGAAGACGGTTGGGTTGACGAAATTATGGACCAGGACATTTTGTTCGCACTCCACAAAGAATGGGTAGATTACCAAAACAGTTTCTATCCACCAGAACCCAAAGAATCAACGGGAGGTCAGGGTGACGCCCCAAAGCCCGCCGCCTCGTCTGAGGCTCCCGTTCAAGGTTGAGCACAAGCTCCCATTCAAACTCCTCCAAGAGGAGCGCCAAGAGCGCCGGGACAATACACCGAGCGATGCTATTCGTGCTAGGCAGCAAGCATGGATAGACGCCCTTAAAAAGCAGGCCCGCGACAACATAAACAGCGAATACGAAAGCCTTCGGATCTCGTGGACGAACAGATATAAGCGCCCAAAATACGATCATTTCGATGAGTACACGCTCGAAGAAGTGGTGCTTGAAAACTGGGAGCAATTCTACTTCGAGAACCCGGACCACCTTGAACTGAAGGGGATTTCCAAAAAAATCAACGAACGCACCAAGAACACGTATTACGTCACCGGCGATCCCGTCATCGACGCCCTGGAGCGCGAATTCTCAGAGGGCCGCGTCCCTGACCTGCAAGCTGCGTTCGGGCACATCAAAAATGGTCAGGACATTTTTCGTTCGCCAGTGTTCAAAGGTCGGGGTGGACAAGAGATTGTCCCCGTGCAACGACCAGAAGTAGTGAAAAAGAATGAGAAAGGAGAGAAAATAACGGAAGCAGGAACGCGAGTTGAGCACGACAATTACAACTCCGATGAGTGGCTCAAAGAGGCCCTGGCCGGAGACGATGTACTACGGCGAATGGCTGAGAAGATGAAAAAGGTGACGGATGCCAAACTATGAACAGTCGATAGATCCAGACGAAATATCCAGCGCGATTGGATCGACTAAAGTTCAGATGAATGAGTTGGCGCGTTCACTCGATCAGGTGCGCGCGCGCCTTGACAGCATGACAACCCTGTTCGGCAAACAACGCGACTACACCCGCGAAGAAATTCGCGAAATGCAGTCGTTCAAACGTGAAGTTGAGGGCGTTGCCGATGCCGAGAGGAAACGTGACGCCGACCGCGTGAAAGGAATGTCTAGCTATTCGATCTACATGGAACGGATCGAAAAGCAGATGGAGGACTACAAGCGGTCCGCGCTGGATGCCGAGTCAAAGATCAAGCAAGCCCGCGAACAAAACGCCAAACTTGAACAGTCGCGCCAAGGTCGTTTCTCGAAAGAGAAGAACGAACAGATGCGCATTGAGCTTAAAACAACGGAAACAAATGGCGCCAAGTTGAAGCGCCAAGCTCAAGACCGTATCGACTCGAACAAAAAAATAATCGACCAAAACAAAGAGCTACTCAATCGGTCGAAAAAGGAAGTCGAACTACTCGACGATCAATACAAAAAATCCGTCAAGATTAAAGAGGTCGGCGAGGAAAAATCCCTTCGTGGCGGCGGGCGCGGTCGGGGAATCTCAGCACTTGAAGTCGCATCCGACCTGAATTTGCCAGGCATTTCTCACGCAGCGATGGTCGCAAAGTACGCCCAGCGCGGAGCCCAAGGAGCCGAAGAGGGTGGCGGCGGAATGATGTCGAAGCTCATGGGCGGCGGCATGGGCCTTATGCGCGGTCTTGGCATCGCCGCCGGCGGCTACACAGCCCTTGAGGGATACCACGCCTACAGGACGGCGGAGCAGATGGCTCCGATGGCGCGCACACTTGGCGGCCAAATGGGACCTCGCTCGGTCGCCGGCAGACAGCGCGCCGTAGAAGCCTACGGCGGATATGGAGGCGTAGAGAATCTTCAAACTCTCATGGGATTAAACCGTGCGATTGGCGGCGGCTCTGGTCTTGGAAATCTCAAGGGCGTCACCGACATAGCCAATCGTTATGGGATGAGCCGCGAAGAGGCGACAGGCCAACTGGGGGGAGCATTTCAGTCTGGTATGTCACCGAGCACATCTTCTCGCGACATGGAAAAAATCATGTCCGAAGGTGTCAAGGCGGGGATGGACCGCGCGCGCATCACGCAGTTCACTCAGGAGGTTTTAGGTGTCCAGCAAGAATTGTTTAGGTCAACAGGGCAGAACAACGCTGAAGCGATTGCAAAGGCAATGGGACAGCTTATGCGGGCTTCTGGGCAAGGAGAGCAATTCCTCAGAGGCCCTGGCGCTCAAGCCGTTAGAGGACTCAATCAGTCAGTTATGGCAGCGGGCCGAGGACAGCTTCAAGGCCAAGGCGCGGCCACTCTCTTTCGGGCTTTCGGATTTGGTGCCGGCGGTGCCGGCGGTGGAACCGAAGAATACTACAACGCCCGTAAAAAAATGGAAGGCGGGATCTTCGGCAAAGGGCTCGGCGGAGACGCAGTAAAAAATATCGGTAAAATCCTTGGTCGCTATGACATTGAGACGGGCGGTAACAAAAAAGCCGCCAACCTTCGTATGTCCGACGAACTTGGCATTGGAATAAACCAGATCGAATCACTTCGCGGCATCCAGTCTAAGGCGGCCAAGGGCCAGCCGTTGTCGAAAGAGGACATTAAAAAACTCCAGGAAATTCAGGAGGAGCAGAAAGATCCAATGCTTCGCATCCTCGACATCAACTCGAAGATGCAGGCCAATCTCGCGAAACTCGCGGGCTCAAAGGGCGGCATCGACGCGGTTATCGCAATCGACGGAGCGATGCTCAAGGCTCAAGAGAAGGCGCTTGGATTTTTACAGTCAATCGCGAATGCGCTCACCGGAAATTCTCAGAAGGGCGGCGGAATGCTCGGCATGGGCGACACCGCGACCGCAGCACTCGGTGCCGCCGGACTTGGCGCCTTGATGTTTCCTGGCACAACCGGGAGAGTGGCGAAGGGTGCCGCTGGGATGGGAGGTAAACTTCTCACCAAGGGAGCTGGCCTTATTCCAGGGGTGGGTGGTGCATTGAGTACGGGCGTTGGAGAGCTGGCCGCCGGCGGAGCCGCAGGCATTGGCACTCTGGCCGCCGGCGGTGGCGCCGCAGGGATTGGCGGGTATGCCGCTGGAAAGTACGTTGCAAATCCGCTTCTCGACAAATACACGACCGAAACCAATAAGTACGGCCAGAAGTCGAACATGGCCGAGCGTGCGATTGCGCGAGTTCAAACCATGAACCCGTTCAGCAATTACACCTCTCAGCAATATCACGACACTTACGACCAGGCGCCCGACAAAGGCGGCGGTGGAAAAGATTCCGAGAACACAGCCGCAACAACCGATAACACCGAGGCAATCAACCGCCTTACAGACACCATAGCCAAGCAGCGCGGTTCGCGAGCGGCCAACGTGGGCGGGAGCTTTAGGTAATGGGAATTTTTGACAACTCTCTCATAAGTCCGCTCGTCCCGAAGGCATTCATCCCAACGAACAACAAGTCGAAACTTGGAGACAAGTACATTTTCGAGCAGCAGTCTGGATGTGGGGTTCGCGTCTATCCGAACAGTGATTCGCGCGAGCCGATAAATTTGTTTTGGGAAATCGAGTCGTGTTCGGTCGACAGATCAATTGTCGACATTGGCGGAGCTTTTACGTTCACTCTGTTGCCGACCGCGCCGTGGGATGAGTTGTTAGAAGCTGACGATTTTGTTCGCGTATTCATGGGCGATCAAATTTCGCAAGAGAAACCGAGCGCGAACACTTTCAACTTTGCCGCTGGCCCGCTCGATCTTGATAAATCGCTCCAGCGTGACGACATTGTTCGCGTCCCACTCCCAGGCTCAGGTTATGGGGTGAGTTCAGAGTCAGGGCGAATCGACTACACACAAAGCAAAGCCATTTACAATCTTGTGATGTTCGAGAGAATGCTCGGAAAAATCGACCGCGTGCAACGGGTTGAAGATGCTCCGGGATCGGGCGACGCCGGCGACAACGTGAGATATGTCGTCACTGGGCGGTCGATGGGATCAATAATACAGGATATTAGCCTGTATTATAACGAGTGGCTTCCAGGTCTGAACGCGATCAACATTTTTTTTGGATCGAATGTGCCGCTGTTCAACGATCCCAGCGGATTTGTCCAAACTATTTTGTCGGTGATCTTGAGTGGCGTTCCGATGCCGCAGTGGCAATTGCCGAAGTCGCTGGTTAAGGAGATGAACTACGGCACGAGTCAGGGAAAATCCCTTTCCCAAGAGAACGCTGAAATTGCAAATCAAAGTCTTGGGAAATTCAAAGAGCGGATTTCCCAAAGCGTTGTACAAAACCCGACAACCGGACTCAAAAATGCACTGACGCAATTGAATAAACTTCTCAATGAAATCAACATAAACGGCGACCAAAATCCGTTTCGAGTGTTGTCGCTCAAGAGTTTCAAACCGACATTCGGAACCACCTTCGACAAATCGTTCTTAAATTCAACTACCACTGGCCTATTCGATCTTATTAAGCACCTGTCGAACGACGTGTGGAATGAATTGTATTTCGATATGTGCCCAGGCGGTCTTGTCGACGGGCCGGACACGGCGAACAAAGTGGCGGTGCCGACAATTGTGATGAGACAGCGGCCCTACGACATTACTTCGACGATGCTTGAAGGCACGGCTAAATATCTTGAGCTGTACTCGAAGAAGGTGAGCGATTATCCGCGCGTTACCGACGACGTTCAGGGATTTCCAGAGCTGACTGACATTTCAAAAAGCTTGCTCGACCTTGATGGAAATTCGCTCACGATTTACAGTCGCGAGCAGAATGCCAATGTGGCCAAATATCTGAATGACATCGGTGCTCTCACGGCAAAGTCGAGAATCACGCTGCCTGGCGGAAACTATGTACCGACAGCAATCAGCAACGAGACTGGCCGATCAAATCACGACCGCCTCAATGCGTGGCTAACGACTGGAGACTACAATCGCGGGACCGGGAGCCAAACTGACCGATTGGTTATGTCGTCAAACGGTGGTTTCAAAGTAGATATCGACAGCATTCGCAGGTTCGGTTTTCGCATTATGGAAACGTCGACCATCTATGGACAGCCAGACAACTCGAAAAATCAGCCACAGGATTACGCTCTAAGGCTCAAGGCGTTCACGGCGATGAATGCAAATTGGTATTTTATGAACCCAGCGTTCTTGAATGGTCGAATCACATGCCGTTTTTTACCTGATGCTCGCCTTGGAATTCCGATCAAATATTTCCAGACACGAGTTGAACCACGAAATCCATACCCGAAAATGGAGTTGTTCTACTGCCAGGGCGTCACTGACACCTATAAATTTATGACTCCGCTGACGACAACTCTCACAGTTATTCGAGGGCTCCGCTACAACCTGTTGGCCAACCGTGAGGCCGGCATCAAGACCGAATTAAACAATTTGTCGTCTGTGCGTGAGCGTGTGAAGGGCTACTTCACAAATTTTGGAGGCAAAGCGTGAACCTCCACGGCGAAATGGAAGACGGCCACGTAGCTCAGGATGGAATTCGCTTCAGGCCGCGCAAGATGAACCCAGGTGAATCGGCGGCATACATTCCTTATCCAGTGACGGCAATCGTGACGGAAATTTTCACCGTCGAAAACGATCAGAATCGTGACGGAGAAACGGTTCTTCTGGATCTTCATTGTGCAATGCTTGGAATCGACCTGTTTAAGGTGCCGTGGGTTGGAATGGGAAAAGGATCTCTGGACAACTACGTGCATTACAATCCGGTCTCGGTAAATAAAAACGTCGACAAATCATCGTTCAACAATCAGCAGATTAATCCAAAACTGATGGAAAACGACACCGTGCTGGTTCTGTTCGCAAATGCCAATGTCCACCAGCCTTATGCGATAGCGGTCCTTCCCCATACTCAGACTGAGGAAAAATCCCCGAGCCCGCGTCCGCGCCTGGCTGATGGTGACATCTACAAAGTCAGGTTCAACGGCACGAATATGCTGATCGACAAAGACGGCAACGTGCGATTTGAAAATACGAACACCTATGATCCGAAGGTCACGCGCAACAAAAAATTCGTGATCGACTTCAACGCCAAGAAGGACGACGATTCGCGCGAAACCCAGCAGGTTATGGTGGAGGTAGACAACTCAGCCGGCGGCGTGCTCCGCATAACGACCACTAAATCCGATGGGAAAAGCCAGACATTCACGATGGATGCGGCGGCCAATTCAACTGAAATAAAATGCGAACACAGTGCCGGCACAAATTCCATCAAGCTGTCACCATCTGGGGCCGACATTGAAGTGACTGGCGGAGATGCGACCGTCAACGCAAGCGGCAACGCGACCGTTCAAGCTGGTGGAAAAGCGACGGTACAGGCTGGGGGAGATGTGGATGTTACCGCCGGCGGTAATGTCGTAGTACAAGGAACGCAGATCCAACTCAACGGCTCATCGGGCCAGGTGTTGACGACCGTCACAGATCCAGTGATTGATTTGATAACCGGCGCTCCTACAACGGGCGTGCCAACCGTGTTAGCGGGATAGGAGTAAGAATGGCAAACAAATGGCATTGCGACTCGTGCGGAAAAGAAACCATGCTCAATCCTCCAGTCGAACCTTTGTTCGAGGACGAAGAAAAGACAAAGCCAAAACTTTCCTTCATAAATACGATGGTTTTTGCAAGCGGGCGAATGGTCTCCAGACAGGTGCAGGCGACGAAGGATCTTTCTCCACGATGTTACATCGTCAAGCTGAATTGCGGGCCAGCTCAGACTATCCAGCGGGATTATTGTGAGGATTGCTACAAACTAATGCTCCCAGAAATCAACGCTCTCTGGAAAAAGCTCGAATCATTCGGAGTTAAGTGATGATCTCGGGCTCGGCGTGGTCATCTGACCTCTACGGTCGCCTGTCGGGCATTGGATTTTTAGGGAGTCGTCTTCATGATTTCACCGATGCGATAGGAAACGGCTCCCAGTTGCACGTCGTCGGAAAGGCGTTCGCGACTTCAGATGTTGGAACCATTGCCGGCGCCGGCGTCGGTTCGGGGACTGGGATCAGCGGCGTCGATCCGTCTCTTGTGTCCAGCACAATTTATGCGACTGCAATTGGACTGTTTGGACAGTTTGGGAGCCGACTTCAGGATTTGTGCGATGCTCTTGGTCAAAATGTGGTAGCACAGATGCTTACCGCGCAATTGGACTCTACGCACACTCCGGTTTTCGCCGGCGTCGGGACCATCGTTGTCAATTCGATCACGGTTGTAGGTCCAGCATGGGCGTCTAGCATCGAAGGCGCCGCGCCTGGCTTTATTGGCAACAAATGGCCAGATTTGGCGCAGGCGATTGGTCAGGGATTTTTCACTGGAGTTTTTTCTGGCGGGACGGGAACCGTTACGATCACTGGATCACCGAGCGGAATACCGTCACCCGGCGCTGGCTCTGGCGTCGGAACGATCAGTTAAGGTTTATCGCGACCTGACGAAAAGATAGAATGGATTAGCAGGGGTAAAAGTATGGCCTTTTTGGGCATCTCAGAAAATCCTAACGCTGGCCTTGAGTCCATTGGCGCAAACGTCGGTGCAATCGTCGATTCGGTCGTCGGAGATTTGCTGGACACGATCACTGGCGACACCAAATTCAAGAAATTGTACAGCCAGGCGGAGTCGGATTATAAGCAGTACACCGAACAGCCCGCCGACATTCGACAGTGGCACACCATTCCGACCGATCAGACTGAACCAAACTATTATTTTTTACTCCGTTACAAGGGCACGGTCCTTCAGATCAATTTCAACATCAATCCACAGCGCGAGTCGATCACAGAACCACACGGAGTCACCACGGTTTACACTCAGGGCGGCGGCAAGATCATTCAAAGCGAAGGCATGATAACGAAGGACATCAACATCTCTGGATCTTGTGGACTTTATCCAGGTGAGCGCCGCACGCGTCTCCCGGACAGCGGCGTTGGCTCCGGCTTTGAGGCGTTCAAGATGCTCCAGAACGTATTTCGCCGATATTGTTTCCTTCGCCGGTTTGGAGACCTCACCCAGGGATTGCAATTAATCTACATCAATCGCCGCTCGCAGGAATCGTGGGTTGTGATGCCAAAGGTGTTCGTGTCAGAAGACGCGACCGAACACAATTTCAATCCGAGCTACAACATCACGCTGGAGACGCTCTACCCCTACGAGGGTGACGATGCCAAGGGCCTTATTGAGCGACTCTTGGATAGCATTCCTGGATGGCGACAACTCGATGCAGTTGTCCAGCGCCTTTCGGAAACCGTGGACGCGGTGAACGCGGCGGCTGGTCAGATTTCCGCAATCGTCGATAGCTTTGGAGCGACAATTCTCTCTCGTGTCGTGTCCCTTGCCAATTCGTGGGCTGACGTGAAGGCTGGCCGGCTTCCGAATCTGTCCAACTTCAAACGCGATTCGGTCAAGAGCATCGTTTACGATCTGCGCTCAACGGCGGCGGCTCTCGAAGCCTCTGGAGCTGACGAACTTGCGCATACAGTCATAAAGTTGGAGCGCGCGGTTGGCGGGACACTCCTTCTGGATGAGCAGTACGACTCGAACCCGACCTCAAAAGCCGGCAGCGTGACGAGATCACAGAATGCCCAGGTCGCCAATTACACGGACTCTCAAGGCCGCTCTGTCGCGCCCAGCGATGCGATTGCCGCCGGCAATGTCACGAGCCGTCCAGATTCATCCCAGGCTATCGGCGGGAGTGCTTCGGCGCCGGCGTCGCTCCCAGGCTCCGAGACTGCACTCGCCGAATACAAGGCCGCCCAGGGACCGGAAACCCAGACGGTCACAACCATTGGTGGTTCAACCATCGAGGCGAACACCACCTTCAAGATCGCCCGCTCTCAGGCGCCGGACGAGTCCGCCGTGGCAGTCCCACCAAGCACCGCTCAGATTTCCTCGCAATTGAACTGGGACCAATCATGGGACGAGGCGTTAAGGAATGTAGATCCGGCGAATGCCGATTATCGAACCGGCAGCATCAATGTCGGAGACAGCATCCAGTCGCTCACGCAGCGGCTTATTGGTGATCCCGCGCGCTGGGTTGAGATCGTCCTTCTGAACAATTTGCAGTACCCATACGTCGCGGACCAGGCATGGATAACTGCTAACGGTGCTACAAATGTGCTTCCCTACGGCGGCTCGATTCTCTATCCGGTTCCGAAGGCAAAGTCTGGTAGTCGTACACGGGTTTGGCGACAAGAAACTTTTGTGTCGCTTGCACTGAGTCCATTTGAACGAACACTGGGCAACGACATCCTAATCGACGAAAATACGGGTGATGTGGTCTGGACTGCTAACGATTTAGCATTGACCTACGGGGTCGATAACTACAAGCAGTTTATGAGAAAACGGGTGGTCACGCGGCGAAATTCGCTTCGCAGATCACTGAGGCTCGGGTTCAGTAATTTGGTCGGCGTTTCTGTTGGAGCATTCGAGGCAATCGTCAAGGCGGAGAGTCGAGCATTGTTTTTTGACGACGAGCGGACTGTTTCCAGCCAGGCAATCAAAGTCGTGGAGCAAGGCGGACAGCTTCAGCTTGCGATTGCGGCTTTTGTTCGTGACGCTCAAGATCCGGTGATATTGTCCGAGCAGGATATGGGTTAAGGAGAGGTAATGGGAGCGTTTACACCAAGACAGCGAACGGAAATTTACAACGAGATCAGCACTGAGATCCTTGCGTTCGCCCCGCTGGTGTCAACCGAGCTTGGCGAAGTAATCGACAACATTGCATTCTCAGTTTCCGATCAAATTTATGAAGTTTACGTTGAAATTCAAAACTCACTCGCCCTGTTGAAACTCGATTCCACTACTGGCTCCGAACTTGACGCCAAGGCCAGCGAATACCCAGATTTGGCTCCGAGGTTTCAATCCACTCGCGGGACTGGCGTTGTGCAAGTCACAGATCCAACCATAACGAAGATCCAAAGCACCGTTGGCCTTGGTGGATCTAATAGCGGCGATAACTTTTTGAATGTGGTCGACGCCTCGACGTTTCCAGCGGCTGGCTCTGTGCTCGTTGGTGTGCGCGGCGGAGCGGTCTTTGAGACCTTCACCTACACTTCAAAAGTCGGAAATCAATTGCAATCTACCACCGACACTATTGATTTTGACCACGGTTCAGGTGAATCTGTAGTTGTTACGACGGTGGGAGATCGGGTTTTTCCGGGGCCATACCAGGGCACCACAAAAGCGACAGCACAAACTCCAGCGAAGACGTTTACGAGCACGTCGGCGCTAACAATTTACGATGGAGAGGCTGTTGGAGAAATGAGCGTTCAGGCCGATGTAGTTGGCCCGGATGGGAATACTCCATCAAACACAATCTCCGCCTTCGTCGGGACGCCGCCTTTTGTTGGAGCGCAGATCAACAATGGTGCGGCAATTCAAAATGCGCTGGCGAAAGAAAAAGATGCGGATCTCCGATCACGCATTCGACAAGAAATCCAAGCCCTTTCCTCGGCAAACATTGACGCCGTTACATCTGCATTGCTCAACGCCAACAACAACGGCCAGCGAGTCGTTTTCGCTCAGATCATTGAAGACCCAGATCCAACTCTTCCTTCGATTGGTTACATCGACGACGGATCAGGATTTGTTCCATCTGAGGCCACTCTGGATGTCGGTTCTGGCGACAGCCCTATCGTTCTTGTGGACTCTGCTCTTGGTGGTGAGCGTCGTTTTCGCATACCTCCACAGCTCAGGCCAATTATCGCCAGCGACGCTGAGAACATTACGAGGATTTTTTCAAACCTCATCCTTCAACTCAACGGAACCCCGCTCGTCCAGGGAGACAGCGCCGGTCAGTATCGGATGCACCCAGACAACGGTTTCATTCGACTCAACACCGGCCTGTCCCCCGGCGACCAACTAAAGATTACCTACGCTCACTACTACACAGGGCTTGTTCAAGAGGCCAACTGGCAGATTTACGGACGCGAAGACGACCGCGCAAACTATCGCGGCATCGTCGGCCTAGGGTGCTGGGTCCAGGTGAGAACACCAGCGGTTCAATTCGTCACTGTTCAGGCGAACGTCGTTCTGGATGGTTCGCGCTCGCTGTCGGATGTTGTCACGGATGCTCGCCAGAACATCCTCAACTACATCAACAACCTTGGAATTGGAAACACAGTCGTTCACAACCGAATCATCGCTCTTGGATTCGTTCGCGGCGTGAAGGATTTCACGCTAAACTTGCCTCTCGGAGACGTGATTATCCCAGACGGAACGCTGGCTAAGTCAACTGTCGGCAACATCACCATCGGGTAGGAGATTGA